CACCGCATAGCCGCGGCGTTTTAACTCAATCACAAGTTCCTTTGTCTTTTCGGCTTTCAGTTTTTCCAGGTGGGCCATATGCTTTTTATAACCTTCTGATCGCGTCGGATCCTTCATCCGGTGAAGATTGTCTTCCGGCGCAAGGTCGAATAATTCCCAACAAGAAATAACGCGTGTGTCCTTTTTGTTCAAAATAACAATCCAGTTCATGTTGAGATCGTAATATACCCGGCCGCGATACACCCGGCCGTCGTACCAGTAACGGAAGTATTTAACGTCGCCGTTGTGAATTTCTTTTCCGTCGCGATCCAGGCCATACTGGCCTTCGTGGCCTTGCCCGTCCAGCGCGTGAAGATCAAAATTCATGTCGGTTTGCGGATAGTGGCACGATTCAACGTATCGCGCTTTTACCCATTCTTCCGCGGTCTTTGTCCTTATACTGGATTTGTCTTCGACTTCCACAAGGGTTTTTAATTTCTTGACAATCAGGTTCATATATTTTTCATATTGAAGCCCGATCAGATACGGCATTTTTCGCCGTTTATCAAAATCATAAAAACCGCCGTGTGGGTTTTCGTGGACAATGTCCTGATAGAAAACAATTTCGAATCCGGCCGGGAATCGCTGGGCCTTGAATTTTAAGTCCCTTCGTTTTCCTTCGATGTAATTCCTTCGAATTATCTTCGAAACGCTTTCGTCGTGGTGTACGTCGAAGCCTTCGTCTTTCAGCATATTAAGGATTTTCCAAAAATACGCGTCGTGAACGAATTTCTGGTTCCGTCGCCATCCGCCCGAAGGTCGTTCGGTTTCGTTATTGAATCGGAACATTGTGTCATAGATTCTAAAGTTATCCATATTCAATTTTCCCTTTCGCTTATTTCCAACATCAGCCGCCGATTGCAGTCGGCTTCCTGGCTATATGTCGAAGTGCTGGCGGTCTTTATCTGACCGCCATTGCAGTTTTGGCTAAGTCATTCGCATAAGCGGCGCCGGCTTCCATGCCGTTCATATACGCCAGCATGACGATTTCGAACAGTGGGCGTTTACCACCAGGAACGCCTTTGATTACTTCACATAAGCGTCTAGCGTCTGTGATCTGTTCGGAAGTTAAGGACTCTTTTTTGGTCTTACCCATGAAATCACTTCCTTTCTGTGTGTGCTGTGTTTTTGTTGTCTATGCCGTTATTATAATAAGCACCCTATATTATAGCAGAGAAGGCCAGGAAATGCAATCGGCTTTCTTTTTTATACCCTTTTTTCGGTTCCTGGGGAAAGGGGCTTTTCATGGCTTATGTCAGGAATAAGAAAAAGATCCTGAAATTCTGGTCGAAAAAGAAAGCGGCTCTGTACGTCCGCGTCTCGACCAGGTATCAGGTTGATAAAGACAGCCTTCCTTTTCAGCGTAAAAAATTAAAGGAATACTGTAAATTTTTAGGAATTGAAGATTTTGTGATTTTCGAAGACGACGGGTATTCGGCGAAGAATACCGATCGGCCGCATTTTCAAGAAATGATGTCGCGTGTCAGGGATGGGGAATTCTCCCACCTGATCGTCTGGAAGGTGGATCGCGTGTCCCGAAATCTTCTGGATTTTGCGGCGATGTACCAGGAACTAAAAGACCACAAGGTCACATTTATTTCGATGAACGAACAATTCGACACTTCGACCGCCATCGGCGAAGCTATGTTGAAAATTATTCTGATTTTCGCCGAACTTGAACGGAACATGACTTCCGAACGTGTAACCGGAATCATGCTGGATCGTGCGGAACAGGGCTTGTGGAACGGTGCGCGTATGCCGGTCGGCTATCGCTGGAACCCGGAAAACAAATTCCCGGAACCGGATCCAGAGGAAACGAAGATCGTTCAGTTCATTTTCGACGAATACGAACGAGTTCGTTCCACGACGAAGATCGCCCGGTATCTGAACCACAATCAGATCGCGTCGAAGCGTGGCGGCCAGTGGACTTCGAAACTGATCCGCGATATTATCCGAAACCCGTTCTATATCGGGACATATCGGTATAATTTGCGTGAGTCCGGCCGCGGCCCATTGAAGCCGGAAAGCGAATGGATCGTCCGGGAAAACAACCACCCGGCGATCATCAGCAAAGAACAGTTCGCCCGTTGTAATGCGATCATGGACGAAAATGGAACCAGCCGCGACACGTCCGAACTTCGGGCCAGGAAGTACGTTCACACCTTTTCCGGGCGCCTGGCGTGTGGCAAGTGCGGCGCGAATATGATCGCGTCGAAGGATAGAGCCAGGGCGAACGGCTGGCGGCCGTCAATGTACCGTTGCGCCCAGCGGTCGCGAATGATGGATTGCGACAACTCAAAGACCGTAAACGAAAGCTATATCGGCCCGTTTATCTTTAATTATGTGGCGAACCTGGCGCGGATCCAGAAGAATTTTAAGAACATTAAAACCCTGGAACAGTTGGAAAAGGAACTATTGAAAGGGCCAGAATTCGAAAATATGAAGGTCAGCAAAGAAAGCCTTCGCCGGACTTTCGACGCCCTGGCCTTCCAGGAAGTCGGAAAAGGCGCGTATCTGCCGGACATTGACCTTTCAGACGGCGACGACGATTACACGGCGGCTGAACAGCTTTCCATTCTGAAACGCGAACTTGACAAGTGTAAGACCGCGATTGACCGGTTGACGGATCTTTATCTTTACGATCCTGATTCCATGACGAAAGAAGAATTCGCGAAGAAGAAAAAGGATCTTGTGAATAAGATCGCCGGATATGAAAAACAGATTGAAGCCAGCCAGGCGACGGGCGACAAGGACGATCTGGCCGACCTGGAATTCATCAGGAAGGCGTCGGCGTTCCTAGTCGCTCAAAGAATCGTTTCGAAGAAACACGTCGATTATATCCAGATGGCCCTTGACCTGGACAACGAAATTCTGAAAGATTTTGTCGATCAGATAATCGACAGGATCGAAATTCTGGAAGGCCGCGTCCAGTCGATCCGGTTCGTGAACGGTCTTGTCCATGAATTCACATATTCAACCCCAGCGGATCTTCCAGTCTGCCAGAAGTGCGGCGGCCGTATCGGTTCGACGTGCGGATGTCGGACAAGAACCTTCGATTTTGCCGGCAAGCCATACCGCCGGATCAAAGTCGGGGATCCAGGCGACAAGTTCCAGGGCGTCTCCGGTGCTGTGTGTCCTGAATGTTCCGCCCAGGCCGGCCGCTGGCACCATTGGAAATGTGGAATTGAACGGTGTCCGATCTGCGGCGAACAGTTAATCGCTTGCGAACATGGGCCAAACGGGAAAGATTGATGGGAAGGGGCTTTCGCCCCTTCTTTTTTAACAGTTACCGTTTACAACCGGTCTGACAATCTGGTATTCGATGAAGGTCTTCGCCATGATTTCGGCTAACTCTTTATCAATGCCCTGTTTGATTAAGTCTTCCTTGTATGCTTTCTTTGCTCTTTTTTCTGCTACTGTCATTTTTTATTTCCGCCTTTCCTTAACTTCTGATTACATTATACACTTTATAGTGTAATATGTCAAGTATTTATTATACATTTTCTTTACTTTTTACACTATAAAGTGAAAAGCCGCCATTTCTGGCGGCTTCGGTTCATTCGTTTTCAAGATATTCTTTAATTCCTGGAAGTGTGCGTTCATTAAATCTTATCATGTGATCGAAAGCGGTGTCGATCTGGCGTTTTGTCGGTCGCCTGTCGGCCTTGTAATCAAAGAATACACTTCCGCGCGGATCCGGGTTCCGAATGATCGCCCAGCCGTCGGAATATAATTTGTCCAGGGCTTCGTCGAAATCATAAAACTTTCTTTCCCTGGCCTTTAAAATATAATGCGCTTTCGTATGATGTCCAGCAAACGAACAACTGTAATAATTGCCGGAAGGATCTATCAATCCATATTCGGAAAGAAAATCGTCCGGGGATGTGGTTCTATTCAACTGATCGGAATTCGGTTTTTCTTCTGTCTGTTCCTGGCGCTCCTGGTTAATTTCTTTCATGGCCGCGTCATACTTCATATTGCGGTGTATGATTTCTTTCGCCTTCTCGCCGGTGGCGAACCCATTATTTACAAGCGATTTCAAGTGATTTTTTAACAGCGCGAACAACTTTTCTTCGTTCTGATCTGTTACCGGGCCGCCAATTAGTTCATAGACAAGTTTCGGCCGCTCAATTAAATAAAGGCCATTATCCAGATACTTTCGTTCCTTTTCGTCCCAGAATCCAGGAAGAAGGCGGCTGGCATGATACCATAAATTTTCGGAAGAATAGGCCCACAATCTGACTTCCTGATATGGCGTCAAGTGGCGGCCGAAAGCTTCCTGAACGTCCCGTTCATCGTCGAAAACCAGATTGTCAACCGGCTTGTATTCATTTATATTTTTGTCACAAGAATACGGATCCAGATAAGCCAGCGGCCGGCGTTGAATGTCTTCTTCGATTTTTCGGATCATTTCTTTTTTCTGGTACTCTTTGAATTTATCCGCAAGCGGTCGGATCCGTTCGCCATCCTCGACAAGTTCAAGTTCATTCACGCCGACAAGGATCTTCCGGCCTTCCAGGATTTCAACGACAATTTTCTTCTTTTCTTCTTCGGATATTTCGTCCGTCATAAGACAGGAAAGAAGAAGTTCTTCGCACTTCTCGTATTCGCGGTTTTCGTCCCAGAACCAGGATCGGGCCAGGTGGCACACAAATTCGCCCTGAATTTTGAAGGATAATTCTTTCATTTTTCACTTTTCCTTTCTTCGGAAAAGTCTTGTATTTTCAAATAGATTGCAACGTCTTGTTTTCTTAAACAGTCGGACATCCGAATGTTGTGATACAAGCAGTCAGGAATTCTTTGCCGTTCTTTTTCGCGCG